CAGTGTTATTAACAATTTGACTTAGAGACCCATCGTGAAATAATCGCATATCACCACTAGAACCCCCACCAAGTTGAAGTTTTGAATTATCAGGAAATATTGTTGCAGTTACCCCACCATCTAGTCTAAAATATTCAGTAGTGCTTCCAGAACCATCATCACTTTGAAATATAATATCTGAGTCATCAGCTATTTGATTTATATATAAATGACCTTTTAAATTTTGTATAAAACCAGCAGTGTCAGTATGTTTTAAAGTCAAATCACCACTACTACCAAAGCCTAACTCAGAATTATCAGGAAATATAGTTAATGGATTAGCCCCATTAGCACTACCATCTAAAAAGAAATATGTTTCAATACTACCAGAGCCATCATCATTTTGAAAGATAATGTCTTTGTCATCGGCAGTATTTCTAATATACAAATCACCAGTATTATTTATTATAAAAGAATCGGTGCCATCGTGTGATGCTTGTAAATCAGTGCTTGTTCCTATTCTTAACTCTGCATTATCAGCTAAAGTTATATGGCTTGAAAAACTTGAAGTTCCTGTAATTTGTAATGTATCAGAACCACTTGGCGTAGCACCAACACCAACCTTTGTCGTAGATAAAAATAGTTGTGAATTATTACCACTACCATCAGTAATTTGTTGAGGTGTTGAATCTAATATAGTGTTACCAGAAGTTTTTAGTAACCCTACATAAGTAACCGAAATTTGTGTATTAGTTAGTGTTGCCATTTACTATTTTTTTTAAATAAACTAATAATTTTTTTACATTATTTTGTTTAGGTTTACTATTCCTTTTTTTCATAAAACCCACCCATTAAATAAACTATCTTTGTCAGGAAATATATCGTCATTACTATTTGTTGAATATTCAGGAAAACTACTATTGTTAAAATCTAAATAATCAATTAATCTTCTTGTGTAATATTCAGCTATATCTCTTTCTTTTTTTACTAAATAGTCTATTTCGTTTTTGCTTACACTTTCTGCGTTTTCGCTTGTATGTTTAAATACGCCACCATTCTTGATCTGATAAGCTGCAAAAGGTAAATAATCTGCCATAGCATAATGAATCAACATAGGTTGTACGTATGTGGTTGTTAGTGTTAAGTATGCACCTGATAAATTACCAGCATTTATTTTTGTAACAATAGCATTATACAAATCAGTACCTAAAAAATTTCTTATATGAATCTCCTGTGCAATTTTTATAAAGTGTATAAACTTGTCTGTATCAACGTTTCCATCAAGGATCGTGTTTTGTACTAGTTGCTTTCGTGTTATAAATAAAGTAGTTGCCATAATATTATCTTGGGTTTAGGTATCCACGGTTAGGCATATCAATTGGTCGCATAGCCACTTCCTTTGGGTTTTGGTTTTTCTTTGGTGCTGCTGGACCTTCAAATCTAGCACCTTTTCTGTCATCAATCGGTAGCGCACTAATTATTTTTCTTGCTCTACCTACTGATATTTTTTTGTTTCCTTTCTTTAGATATATTCTGCGAAGCCAAACGTGATGGCAATTTGCACCCCCTTTATATTTCCATATATTATAGCCACCTAAATTTGTACCTGCTGGACTTAATTCTTTGTTAGCCAAACTGTTTTTATCCAAATCTTCAACACGATAAACTCTGTTAGCTTTTAGCATTTTTCGGCAAAATTCTCTTGTGATTACGTTGCCATCTTTATCTCTTGTTAATTCACCAGAATATGCGTAACGCACTTTAAATAAACTTGTATCTTGTTTGCTTTTTTTTCTAGCATCACCAGTCATTACACTAGCAAACTCAAAATAACTTTGTATTTGGCTTTCATCTTCCATAGCTGGTCTTTCATCAATCAACTCCCAATCATCACCCATTTCTTCACCTTTTGAAATTAAATCATCAGCTAACTCACACATACTTTCGTTATCTAAATAAACATCACTAGCAAGTTCACGCTTTACGCCTGTTTCTTCTTCTCTTGTTTCTTCATCCTCAACATTGTCAAGATCCGTAAACTCTAACGGCTGCAGCGTTTTAAAGTATAAATTAAGACTGATTTTGTTATAAGCTAATATTTGTTCAAAGCTATTTATCAAAAGCGTTTGAAACGGCCTAATAACTGTATTATCCATTAATATAGAAGCAGTCTTTAATTCATCAGCATTATTACCTAAACCTGTTTGATCTTTAATGCCTAACAGCATAGGGCTAACAACACGATGACTAACCATTATTTTTCTTGTGCTTTCGCTAGATAAAAACTCGTATTGATTGTGTGCATCACTTAATTGTACAGGATCCATACTAGCTTGGCTTTCTGGGTTATCATTAAATGCTAAGATAAATTTACCTGCGTTGCTGCTACCAGAAAACTTTTGATAGATCCTTTGTTCTATGAGTTCTCTTTCTTCTTCATTTGGCACTCCGTTATTAAAGTTTATAAGCATTGATGGTGCCAGTCCATTAAGAATGTTATTTAGATGATAATTTGAAACCTCTTCTTCTAGTTCACTATATTGTAAGCCACCTTGATAATCAACTGGTGAGTAATAAAAAAAGCCTGCTCTGTATGGTTTAATATACATAATTTCTAGGCTTTCATTACTTTTACCAAACGCTGGTATTCTTTTTAATTCTGTATTTTGTTTTACTTGTGTCCAATCACTAGCGTAATAATATGCTTTGATTTCACCATCTTCGCTTTTTTCAGCCCTTAAAGTTTCTACAGGCAAATGCTCTAATTCTGCAATACGAGATCTATCTTGTGAATAAATTACCTGAACAGCACATTGACCCATCAATTTTAAATCATAACAAAGCTTTCTAACACATTCATCAGTAAATAAAACTTTCATCTGCGCATATTCATTTGGCTTTCTATCACTATCTGTTGCATCTAACCCTTTGCCGAATATCATTTCACTAATACCATTTATAATAGCGTTGTTTGTTGGGCTGCCGTTGTAACGATCTATTAAATACTGAAAGTACATATTATCTTCCCCATATAAAATGTATTCTTTATTTCTTACCTCTTTTATTTCTGGGCTAGTATATGTACTTAAATTGATTACTCTTAAATCACTCATATTTTTATATTATTACATACTCATCGTCATTCATAGCTGCTGCGCCACTTGTAACATATTCACCACTATTTATGGTAAAGTCACCGTTGCCTATGGTTTGATCTGTTACAAATATTTTATCACGGTAGATTATAGAACTACTACCATTTTTGACAATAATATTGTAAAATCTGCCTTCTTTTAAAATAGAAGAACCAGAATCAGTGTAAGCGTTTGGTATTTGTAAATAGTTTTTATCTACCGACCAGCTACTTGAACTATATGTGTATGTTTTGTTTGTTGATTCATCAGTTACTTCAAGCGTACCAGTTGTATCATAGCTTCTTGGTATTACTTTAATTGTTTGTGAACTAGCACTTGTAGTAAGAATCTTCATAATTATATAACAAAGAAAATAATTATTTTTGTAAAAAAAAAGAGGGCATATAGCCCTCCTTTATTCGTATATACACACCCCTTTTTAATTTGGTGCAATTGGTGAAGTTGCATCATCAGTCGGTGCTGCTGCGCAGAAGAATGGTGGTGAAGTTTCTTGTGCTACGATTGTAAGTGTAAAACCACTTAAATCACCCATAGCTGCACCAGTGGCCATTGTTCCCCCTGTTACTTCGCATCCGTGTTCTTTACCTAATAAAAATGCATTATCATTATAATCTACCACTACGACTTGTGGTCTTCCGTGTGCTAACAATTTAATCTGCTCTTGTGTTGCTTTATCTAAAAACTGTAAAGTTACATTTAAGGTGCTTTCATAAAAAGTAGTACCGTTTTCTCTAGATGAGTTAATGGCTGTTTCTAATGAAGAATTACCTTTTAAGTCATATCTGAAAAAATCTACTGAACCATCAAGCGTAACTGATCCGTCCGTAGCAACACTTAAATCTCTTGTTGCTGTTGAATAATTGGAAAAAAATACAAACTTCAAGCCACCTACTCCTGACTTACAAGCTAAACTTCTTCCGTTTGTTATGTTACACGCCATCTTGTTTACTTTTTATAAGGGGGGCTTTACACCCCCTTGATTAATTTAATTATGAATAAAGTACAATATCACTACCTATTCCGTGCTGTACTCCTGCAGATCCTCTTAAAATCACTCTTACGTTTTGTGATCCGTCGATGTCAGCCATATCAATCAGCTTGACTTCTTGCCAGTCATTCAATAGACCAGTACCAAAAAATAAGTTACTGGATTGAGCTGCTACCATCTTGTCATTCCCTAAGCCTGGTGCTGTATAAAGAGGAATACCTTGGAAGTTCATATCTGTTTTACCAACGTTATATAAATCTCTATAACCTAAAGCTGCTTGTGCTTGTACATAAAATTTAGCTGCACTCGTTGGAATGTAGATTTTTAGATCTTCTTTACCATAAACTGCTCCAGGAATTGCATCTACCACTTTATTCATCTCAGCAATAATATTAGAAGCTGAAAGAGTTGTACCACTTACGTCGACTACATCACTATCTGCTGCTAATAATGCCTGAAAGCCATTGAACTCGCCTGCGTTTGCAGTAGCACCTTGCCATATATTTTGCTCAACTTTTTCTGCCACTTTTGCTGCAACTTGTGCTAACAAGAAGTCAGAGAATTTTGATGGTAAGTTGTCGTATTGACTAAAGCCCATACTTGCAGCTTCCCAATCTTGTCTGAAATCTTTTTTACAAAGCTGTAAGTTTACTTGAAACTCCTCTGGTTGCAAGATTCTTTCTGTTAAAGTTACATTTGAAGTAGAATCAAAATCACAGGTAGCGTCTTTTAAAATACTATCAAGTGCTAATTTCTTTAATACTTCTTTGAACTTAATGTTCGGTTTAATAGTAACTCCACCACCAGATAAAGTTACACCTGATAACAACGCTGCTGCTATATAATCTCCAGCGAATTCACCAGCATAGGTTGTTGTTATTGAAGTTGTTGTTGCCATATCTATTTTCTTTTTTTATTTAATTATTAACTTGGATCTGTTGCTGTAATGGCACCTGCCGAGTTTCCGATTCCCCAAACATACCACTTGTTTCCATCACTCCAAATGTCGATAAAATCACCGACTGATTCTGCTGATGCTACGAAGTTGATTTGATCTTCACCAGAAGCTGCAACTGCTGCCCCATTTACTATTAAGTTCCCATCTATATTATCTCCCTCTGCACTATCAATAATATAATTTGAAGTATCAAACGCATTTGCTACAACAAATCTAAAATTTAAGCCAGAACTTACTGCTGGTAATGTAACTGTAACACCTGCCGATGCTGCAAGTTCATACCATTTTCCACTATCTGCTGCCGTTAGAGTAACTGCTGCCGTAACTTGATCGACTTCGTTTCTTTCTCTTCTTGCAGGGTTTACTACGTGTGTTAAAACTGCCATAATTATTTAATTTTTACTTGTTTGCTAATTTATTCATTATTCTATCTAAAGTTGTTTGCCTTCTATTATCAGCAAAAACAAACTTCTTTTTATCTTCTTTATTTTCTGGGCTGTGCTTAATTGGTTTAGTAGCTGGTTGTTTGCTCATTTCAACTGCAATTTCAGTAGCCACTTGTGAAGCCATTTCCTCTTTTTCTTTTTCTTTTTCTTTGTCTTTATGGTTCATCATATCTTCAATATGCTTACGAAGATCGTCCATCTCTTTTCTGAATTCCTCTTTTGTTACATACTCCATTTTTTCCTTTTCTTTATCTTCTTTCTTTTCTTCTTTTTCTTTATCTTTATCTTCGTAATGCTCGTTCATACCAATTTCTGCGATTACACCTTCATCTTCTACTTTTAGTGTTCTTCCATCTTCTAATTGATACTCGCCTATTGGTAAAGATATTCTTTCGTCATCTGATAAAATAAATACTTCCATATTTTGCTCGAACTGGTCTGCTTCTAAAACAGTACCGTTCTCTAATTTTAGCTGTGCTAATTGTATGTTTTCTTCCATACCTAATAAATTTTTAATTTGATAGATTAGTTCTTGTGATCTCATAATTTAATAACATTTAATGATTAATAATTTGCGTTTAAGCAGTTGTTTTTCCTATACCTTGTGCGTGTAATGAACCATCACAGCAGTCAATGTGGTATGTTTCTTCTTCCCAACACAAACAAGCACGATTGCTTCCTGGTCTTGGACTTGATGTATTTCTATATCCTATATACACTGATCGTCTTCTTCTACTTTGTGCTTTTTGGATGTTTCTTCGGTAATAAGTCATTGTCTTGTTTGTATTTAGCGTTTTGTGGTCTTCCGTTTTTTATCAGGTATAAGAAAGCATTTACTCTTGCAAAACTCCACTGTGAAGCACTTTTTACTCTAGGACTGTGGCTTACGTTAAACGCACCCAACCCTCTTTGAAAAACACTTGATAACATTCCAACAGTAACACCATATCCTAATTTTTCTTTATATCTTTTATTAAAGTCATCAGCTTTTTTTTGTAGTGTTGCTCTATCTCTTGCTGATACTTTAGCACCAGTTTTACCTTTAGCTGTACCTCTTGCAGTACCTTTACCTTTTGGGTTTGGGTTTGGCGTATCACTTTTAGGTGCTTTTGGACTTTTTACTATGCCACCCCTTTTACCTACTTTTGCATACTTATCTTTTTTTACGCACTTGTGTTTCTTGTAATCTTTTACATAACCCTCTGGACATTTATACTTTCTAAATTCTTGTTCACTCATAGCGTGTTTCTCACAAGGCATATACCAGGTTTGATCTTCGTAATCGTGTTCGTGTATGCCATCGCATCCAATATCAAGTGCAATTTTCTCTGCCATATCTTTTGAGCTGTACGCAAGTCTATCCATAATAATAGCAAAATCATCATTTACTTTTTCACTATATAGTTTTAATTCACCTAAACTTTTGAGTTTACTTTCTGCCCAACTCTTTGCAGATTTACCACCCCATAATAAAAAAGATATTGTACCACAAGCTTCATTGTCTTTTGGATCGTAATAGCTTTCTGCTCTACTTAAATAACTATATAGTCTTTTGATCGTAGATACCGATAGCTTTTCTTTTGCTGCTAATTGTCTTGCACGATTTTTGCCTACCAAAGTAGCACATTTATTATTTACTTTTGCATTTAATTCAATACCACGCTTTGCGTTATTTACTACACTTTGTGGATAATCATTAAAAGTTTTTAATTGTACGTGATGGGTGAATAATTCTTTAATAGCATCAACAATGTCATCAGTTTCTTGCTTTGATAGATCCTTTACACCATTGTCTTTTGGCCTATCCATTTTATCAGCGAAATAGCCCTCAACACTAAAACCTTTTACCCTACCTGTTTTTACAAACTCTTCCCATACTTGATTGTTATTTACTTTTACAGCCCCCATCCAAGTTCCAACTGGTACGTCCATATTGTACTTTCTTGACTTGTCGTATTTTTCATCTTCTACTATCCAGCTTTCAACAAGTGTTAGGCCTTTCAAAGATTGTTGGTGTTCTAAAGTGGTTTTGTTTTGGTTGCCTTTTTGTAAGAAGTTTTCACTAATTTTTTTTACAGTATCTTTTGAAAAGTATATATAGTAATCTTCCTCTGCACCTTTTCTAAATATTGGTTTGTTTGGTATAAGCAAAGCACCTAGTAATATCTTTTTTTCTTTATCTACTTCTGCTAATTTTAATTCTTGTGCTTTTAATGCCACAAAATCTTCCTCAATGGCTGGGTTTTCAACTACTGATATTGCATCAACACCAGATAATTCCTCGTTTTCGTCAAGTATTAACTCTACTATTTTCATAATTATATAACATTTTAATTTTTTTGTTTTGCTTTATCCAAGGCTACTTTCTTGTATTATATTTCTTTCCAGCCCTTGTGCAGTTGTTACATCATTTGCAACTACAAATGCTTGAACAGGTTGTTGAGTTTGATTTGCTATTGTTTGTGCTAATTGATTTTCTGCTGAGGCGCCTACTATATTAAATGACGGTGCTTGTGTTGTGATTGCAGGTGCTTCCAAACTCGAGCCTATGCTTGTTCCACCACCAATACTTCCAGCTACCTCTTTTGTCTTGCCAACTGCCGACTTGATTGCGCTAATAACACTAGCTGCTTGTGCTGCATATGCTATCAAAAAAGGTACAGCTTTTGGAAAACCTAATTTTAGTGTTTCAGAAAAACCAGAAGCAACATTACTTCCAGCTTTTGTACCATCTACGGTTGCATCCGTTGCTGCTTTTTGTGCATTTAAAACCGAATCTTTGATGCGCAAAAAGTTTTCTTTTGCACTTAGTATTGTTTTTGCTAATAAAATTGCTTTACCTAATCTACTTTCTTCACCAGCTAGTCTAACTGCATCATCAAAAGCCTGGTTTCTTAGGGCCATTCTTTTTGCTTCTTCTTCTTCAATTGTTTTTGTAATTATGTTTTGATCTTTGATTTTTGCTTCTGCAATTAAATCATCATAATATTTTTCTAACTCTGCTTTTGCTTCCAAGTCTTCACCCAGCGCTTCCAATTCAGCTAATGCTCTTTCTTTTTGCCTTAATGCTTTTTGTAAAAATGTTTCATCTTCTCTATCTTCATTTAGCTTTTCATATCTTTCTCTTAATGCAATTATTTGCTTTTGTTTGTTTTCTTCTTCCCTTAATTCATCATCATTATTTTTTTTGGTTTTGTTCGCAGATTTTTCGTTCATATCGTCAATGCGATTTAAATAACCATCTCTTGTGTTTGTTAGTTGTGTTAGTTTTTTTTCTGTTTCTTCTATTACTGCATCACCCTCTGCAGCAACTTCTTCAGGATCAAACACAAATGATGCTGCACCCATAGTAAAGTCTGCTGCTAAGCTTGTTGCTTCAATGCCCAAGCCTGGTACTTTAGAAGCTAGTGCAGTCGCTGCATCAATCATTCCTAATATTATAGTTACTGGCGCAGTTATTACCCCTATAATACCAGCTAATATTTTTTGGTTTCTTTCTGCTGCTGCTACTTGTGACGCTTTGATTTGTTTCTCTTGTTCTAACTGAATTTTAAGTGCTTCAATTACCTCATTGGTTTGATTTATTTTTAGTCTAAGAATTTCCTTTTCTGATTTACCTTGTCGCTTTAGTGTTTCATCCTGACTGTTTGTTATGTCTAATCTTGATTGTTCTTCTGCAACTGTTTGTTTTGCAGTTTCTAAATTATCTTTTTGTGCTGATGATACACCATTTACAGCATCTTTTAATTTGTCAAAGTTCGCCACAAGCAAACCAACCAAAACCACAATTGAACCAATACCAGTTGCTATAAGTGCTTTTTTAAATAAATTTAAAGATATACCTGCAAGCTTAATTCCCTTTGATGCCGACACAAATAGTTTTCCAAACTTTACTATTTGACCAGATAGACCACCAGTAATTTGGTTTAAACCAGCTTGTATATCTCTATTTTTTAGAAGTGTTTCATTAAATTCAAGTGCCTTTACTCTGCCTACCTGTGTTCTTGTGCTTTGTGTTTTAAGTACTTTATTGTATTGTGATGCTTCTACTTTTAATGCTCTTAATGCTGCTGCCTCAACTTTTAGTTCTGCATTAAATTTAGTAAGGGTTTGTTCAGCCATCATCTTTTGAGTTCCATTCATATTTGACATCTCAAACTCTAGCTCGGCTATTTTTAATCTTAGATCAGAAACAAACTTTTCTTGTAACTTTATACTTTCGTTTACATCATTAAAGTTCTTTTTTGCTTGTTCTATGTTTACTTTTACATCAATTACTTTTTCCATTTAACTTCTTTTTTTAGTTGTCTGTAACCCTCTTTGAAACTATTAGGCAGTCTGTATTTACCTTGTGCGATCCTAATGTTTTCAGTTTCACCTTTTGCGTATTCTAATAATTGTAATATGTCATTTATCATTCTAACTTACTTTGTTTAATAATTCTAGTGTGCTTTTACCTGTTTGTAAGTTGGTAGATATTTTGTTAATTAAATACTCTACATCATTTATAACAATTGTATCAGACAATTTATAATTCATTAAGAAACTTTGTGGCAAAATAGCATTAACTTTTACAAGCCTTCTGCTGCTACTAAATACATCAGCTATATAAGTTTTATAAAATGTGTTGAAAAGTGTGTTAGCATCTATGGAATTATTAAAAGTATTTATCTCTGTGCTGAAGTTTATTGTTTGCCCTGTTGTTAGCGTTGTTGTGTTTATTGTAATATTTGAAGCACTAGCTGGTGTTGAGGTTTGTACAAAACTACCAGTAACCACTGGTGTAATAGTTGTTCCTGCACCTGGGGCTACCGATCCTGTTGTGGTTTCAAATGTTGTGCCATTAACAAACTCAAATGTAAAATTACTTGATTCAGAGGCGCTTACTGAAATAACTCTTGTTTCTGTACCTGGTCTAAAATTAGTTGGCCTGTTGTAAGATTGAATGCTTGCTGGTGTACCTGCACCACCACCATCAAAGATTTGTATTCTTTCTGATGAAGTTGTTTCACGTAAAAATAATAAAGGTTTTGCTATTGTTGGGTTTTGATCGTTATCTACAAAATAACCAAAACCAATACCAGTGTTGGCATTGTTGTTTACATTTATTAATCTTTCAAAAAACATTTTTTCAAAAGGTAGTTTGATCCTATAATCTTGTCCTCTATTTAATCTAGGATCACGACCACTATTTTGTGTTGTTGATGCCTTTGCACTTGCGTATTCTCTACCATTTATCTTGTCAAAGAAAAATGCTGCAAAGGTTTTTGGATCTTCAAACTTAAATTCAATATCATTAAATGGTACACTAAATCCACTTTCACCTTGGCTTGTATCTACAAATTCAGTTATGTTTCTACTTGTGCCACTTGCATAAAAGCTATCAAGGGTTCTAACTCTAACTTTGCCATAATCAGCACTACTAACATCACTTTCAATAAAAGCAGTTAAATTAAACATTTTAAATAAACCTGTTAAAAAATTTACGATAGTGATATCAGGTATTTGTTCAGATACAATAATAGTATCTACTAAAGAAGATGGACTTATAACACCTGGCGTAACTGCAAAAGTAAATACATCAGGTTGCCCAGTAATATCTGTGCTTGTTAATGTTTTTGTAAATGTCATTGTAAATGTCAAAGGCAAAGAGGTTTCAGTTGTTTCGATCTCAAACACAACTTTGTTTTCTACTAATGAACCATCTATGTCTGGTGCTGAAAAACCAGCACTTATTGATAAGGGGTTTGTGTTTCCATATTCTTGACTGACTATTGGCTCACCAGTTGTAAAGTCTTTAATTCTTGCAGTAAAGTTTTTACTTGTATCACTAGACGTTATAGTCCAATTGATGCTCATTTCTTCTGTATCAACATTATCACCAACCCCTGATTGAGCAACTCTAAAAGTAAACACACCACCCACAAAAGTCGGAATAAAATTTGATACACCATTGTCATCAAAAAAAGTTGTTGTATCACCAGTAAAACTTTGTATTGTATCAACTAATATAGTATTTACATCAGTCGAACCAGTCGGTGTTACTCCAATATCACCTTTGTTTCTATGCAACCACATATACAAATCACCAAAATATCCACTTGTTGTAAAGAAGTCTGTTGTAAACTGCAAATCAATATCAGCATCATTTTCTATTGCATCTAAAATATCTATCACCCTTATAGCTGGTTTCAAATCATTGAACTGTAAACCCTTTGTTGTACCAAGCCTTTCAGTATCACCACTACCACTTGTGCTTTGACTTGCACCACTTGATGGTGCGTATAAGTTTCTAGTTGTATCGGATCTTGCTTGTGTGGTTAATACACCTTGTGCCGTGCTATCATATATAAATCTCTGTGTATGTGATATTAAAGGGTAAATAATATGTGCCGTTGAAGTGGTCGTGCCATTTAATGTCGAAACAAAGGTTTCTAAACCCTCTTTCACTGTTGCCACATTATAGTTATGGTTATATTGGCTAAAGTTTAAGCTGCTTAATTTTCTATCTTTTAATCTATCTTTTAGTGTGATTGTTTCACCAAAGAAAGTTATGTTATAAGAACTTGGCTGATTATTTTTTAGTTTGACTTGATTTAAAACTATATAGCCTTGTCGAAATGGTCGGTAGTTTAGCTCTAGTCTTGCAGTTAATTTTGTATTGGCATTAAATACTTCATCACTAAAAGTTGTTAGTTGTATATCAGTTCTATAATAATGTCTAAATAGTCTGTTATTTATTTTTGATGCTGGTAAATTAAAGCTTTGACTGAAGTCGGTAAATACTTTTTCAATGTCTTTTATATCCTGTATGGTTTGTGTAAGTTTTATTTGCTCATCTTCAAATAAATCTAATCTTTGATAATCTATGTCGGTAATCAAATTATTTTCATTCCAAAGTCTAGTGGCGTTTTGCCACAATTTACTTTCATTTTGCCATAAATCAGGATCTGGTTGGGGTGCATTTAATATAATATCTGGTATTGCTAAACCTACCTTGTTCATTATCTGATGGTATTAATTCTATCGTAAGCATAAATTAATTGTAGCTGATAATTTGCAAGTCTATCATTTAAACTTGTTTGGAATGTTACACTTTTACTTTCTACAATTACAGGGTAATATTGTGGTCTTGTATTAGCATCACCACCAATGGCTGTACCATTTATCCAAACCCTTGATGATACGTATATTTCTTCAATAAGCTGGTTAAAATCATCAGGCACATAACCACTATTAATTGTAAGTGATTGTCTGCTGTTCATATTTCTTGTTTTATACTGATGGTTGTTCTTTGAATAGTTGGCTGCTGTTGTTAGTGTATTGCTTTTAAAAGTTTCTTTAGTTACGTTTAATGTTTGTGTAGATTTTAGAAAGAAGTTTGCTCTTTGTATTGCACCTTGTTTGTTTATAAAGTAAACCTCTACATTATCAAACTTTTTACAAGTATCTTCTATAACTTCAAGCGTTGTTGTTTTTAATGAACTTGCTACCTCAACAGAAGTTATTGTTGCCGTTGTGCTTGTAGCATACTCAATCATACCAGAAGTGTTTGTAACACCAGTAGAAATTGTAACACTTGATACTGTTGATGCTCCATTTTTAAATGTTACGGTTGTTGCACCTGTATAAGTATCAGAGCCAGAGTTTACACTTAAATTTGCAACCACTGGTATTTTTAAAATCTCACTTGTTTTTCTAATAATTTTTGAGTTTGACATTAACAAAAAACTACTACCCTTGTAAGCATTTAGCGTTTGAGTTGTAGCACTGTTAGTTGTTGATACAGTTGTAAAGCCCTCTTCAAAATATCCATACCCATCAAAAGCCATCATTATTGTTGTGATTGCATCAAGTGCTGTATTGCTACTATTGAAAGGTGTTGCAGTTGTTTGCACCCATAAATTAATACCATTGTTTCCAAACGTTCCACTAAAATCGTAATCTATATAATCTTTAATTAGTTCGCCTATTTCAAATATTACATAGTTGTTATCAGCCACTTCATTTTTTCGTAGTGTATATGTTGTTGTTGGTGAGGTTTGAAACGCACCAGTATATATTGCTATCGTAAGCTGACAACTT